GGGTCATCTATTTGCCATGGATGATACGAAAGATTCTGAAACAATTAGACTAGCACACCGCTTAGGTACATTTACAGAATTTCAAAAAGACGGAACAAGAGTTGATAAAATTGTTGGTGATGGTTACCAAATTGTTGCAAAAAACAATCATGTGTTAATTAAAGGTGTATGCAACATAGTAATTGAAGGAGATTCCGTACTTCATGTTCAAGGTGATGCTGATGTGAGAATCGACGGTGATGCGGTTACTCAGGTTAAAGGAGATTTGTCGACCACAGTTAAAGGTGCGGCATCTATTTTTGCTGGAGGAGATTTAGATTTAGGTACATCAGGTACAGCAACAATTAATGCAAAAGATGGAATAAATTTAAATGGTGACGTTACAGTTAACGGATTATTGACAGCTGCGAGTAGCATACATTCTGGCGATAACATTATTGCAGGAAAACAATTGTTTTCTTATTTTGGAATTCAAACTTTAGGTGGTATTAATTCAGGATTTACTTCAGAAAGTCCTGTACCACCCGGTATAATTACTTCAACTGTAACAGTAACCGCACCAATTATTTTTGGATTCGCTGAAGTAAAAGATTCTAGAGGATCGATGGAATTGATTCGACAATTATACAATGGTCATATTCATGGTACTCCTCATGGTGTATCGACCACACCAACACCAATACAATAATTATGGCTAATACAATATACGCAAGATTAAGTTTTGATTTTGATACCACCAAATTTGGTGGAGCTCACTATTTAAGTACCGAAGCAAAAAACAGTCTGAATGTATTTCCTTCGGATGTAGTTCAATGGCAAATTCAGGAAATTGCCAATGGTACAATTGCACCAAGTAACTATTTTAAAAATCCAGTACAGGGTGTTTGCACAAGTATAACCTCCAATACAAATTTAATTATAACCTTTTGTAATAACGATGTTGCGAATACTTTTCCAAACACTTCAATTCAAGCCAGAAATTTGGCCAATACTGCAAATAGTTTATTAATACAAATATTAGATTTTAAATCGCATACTGATAACATGTCCCGTCTTGGAACAACAGCTATTAATACTGCATCTTTAACTGATACTCCAAATATACCAAATTACCAGATGGCTATGGCACAAGGTAGTGAATTGACAAGACTACTCTATTCAACTGAATCGGCACAAAACACCAATGCAATTTTAGGTTGTTTTACAAGTATCTTTGTGAATCCAGAATTGACTGCGAATAGTTGGAATATAGGTAACGGGTACATAAGTTTAACCAATTCTTATAACGGAGTTACAAGTAATATAACCAATTCAGCTTTGATTAGTATTATTTCGACTTTGGAACAAGCCAATTCTTTGATGTTGACTAGACGAACCGCAGATTGGAATTTCTACAAAAAACAAAGACAAATATTAAATGACTATCGTTTTGTTACACAATTTAACAATTCTGGCAATACGGATAATTATTTGATACAAAATTACATTGGTACAGACTTTCTTAAAAATAACCTGGCAAATACGTGATAAATAACCCATGGCTACAGTAACCACACAAACAACCAGACAATTTAAAGACTTAGACCTGTCTTTCAATATTCATCCAGTCAAAAAAGACATAAACAAACATGTGGATGAACAGGCGGTCATTAACTCTTTAAAAAATATCATACTAACAAACCACTATGAGAAACCATTTAATCCAGATTACGGTTCCAACATTCGGGCTTTATTGTTTGAAAATATAGATTCCATTACAGCAATTACATTGGAAAGAGAAATTTTACAGACAATAGAAAATTTTGAACCCCGTGTTAGTGTGTCTAAAGTAACAGCCGTACCAGATTTCGATAATAATGGGTATTCAATTAAGTTGGATTTTTTTATTATCAATTTATCTAACCCAATAACAATTCAATTCTTACTACAAAGAGTCAGATAATGGCAGACCGTTTAAATGTAACAGATTTAGATTTTGATGCACTCAAAGCTAATCTTAAAAATTTTCTAAAACAACAATCCGAGTTTTCTGATTATGATTTCGAGGGAGCAGGTTTGAATGTTCTTTTGGATATTCTTGCCTACAATACACATTACAATTCATATTATTTGAATATGTTGGCGAATGAATCTTTTTTAGATTCTGCAATTTTGAGGAACTCTGTCGTATCACATGCTAAACGATTTGGTTATACACCACGTTCTGCATCCGCACCAGTAGCTAAAATTAATTTTTCAATCAATTCACTATCTTCAACACCAGGTTCTCTAACATTACCTGAAGGTTATATTTTTCTTTCAAATTTAATTGATAGTAAATCATACAATTTTATTACATTAGAAGATACCACCGTTTCGAAAACTGGTAACAATTTTGTATTTTCTAATTTGGAAATTTATGAAGGCCAATTAACAACATATAGTTTCACACATGTTGAATCTTCCAATCCAAAACAAATCTTTACTTTGCCTGATATTAATATTGACACATCAACAATTAAAGTTAGTGTTAGACAATCAATTTCAAATTTAACCTCCACAGTTTACACATTAAATACTGATGCTCTGGATGTAAGTTCAAATTCTGAAGTATTTTATATTCAAGAGGGACAAAATAACAAATATGAAATTTATTTTGGTAATAATGTTTTAGGTAAAAAAATACCTGATGGCAGCATTGTTTCAGTAAAATACTTAATCACGAATGGTGATTTAGCAAACAAAGCTAATAGTTTTATTGCAACCGCCACGGTTGGTGGGTATTCTACTTTTACTGTCAATTCAGCGTTGGCGGCTTCTGGCGGAGCACCAAGAGAAACAGTAGATCAGATTAAGTTTGCAGCTCCATTACAATTTACTTCACAGAATCGTGCAGTAACAAAAAACGATTATATTAAACTCATTCAACAAAAATATCCACAGTTTGAAGCTGTCAATGTTTGGGGTGGAGAAGAAAATGATCCGCCAATTTTTGGTAAAGTTTTTATTTCCGCAAAACCAAAAGAAGGTTTTGAGGTAACTGATGCTGAAAAAGAATTTGTCAAAGAAGTAATTATTAAACCAATTAGTATTCTTACGGTAACACCAGAAATTGTTGATGTTGATTACAATTTTTTAAAACTAATTGCTAAGGTTTATTATGACCCAACAAAAACAATTAGTAATACAAATACATTAAAAACAGCTATACAAACAGAAATTGTAAATTATTGTAATAACAATTTAAATACTTTTAATTCAATTTTTAAATCGTCTGTATTGAGTTCTAGAATTGATAATTTGGATTCTGCAATTCAATCAAATGAATTGGAATTATTTTTAACTAAAAAATTTAGACCAGATTTAATTAATTCAAACAGTTATGTTTTGGACTATGGTGTTCCTTTACAAAAAGGTACTACATCGGATAATTTATATTCAAATCCCGAATTTACAGTATTGGATGAAGAAGGCATTTCAAGGCAATCTTTCTTAGAAGAAGTTCCATCTTCGTTTACTGGTGTCGAATCAATTACAGTAACAAATCCAGGTATTAATTACATGACAACACCAACAGTTGAAATTATTGGTGATGGTCAAGGCGCTACTGCTATTGCAACCATAGTTAATTCTAAAATTTCAAAAGTTACAGTAACGAATCCTGGTGTTGGATACACTACAGCTACAGTAAGAATTACTGGAGGTGGCGGACAATTAGGTGCTGCATCGGCAGTACTAGAAGGTCGTTATGGTCAACTAAGAACCGTTTATTATAAACCAGATGAAGTAACAAATGAAAATACAAAAGTAATTTTAAATTATGGTGCTAATTTTGGTGTTATGGGTTCAATTGATTATTATACGGGAAAAATTTATATTAATAACTTTAATCCAACAGGTGTAGCAAATGATTTTGGAGAATTATCCGTCAATATTAGACCAGAAATTTCTGTTATCTCATCACAACGAAATAAGATGTTGGCCTTTGACAATGAAGATCCAACAAGTGTTGTTGTAGAAATGAATAGTCTATAATGTCCGAACTATTAGTTTCTTCATTAGTTGAAAAACAACTACCTGAATTTGTAAGGGAAGACTACCCTAAATTTGTCACATTCTTAGAAAAGTATTATGAATGGACAAAAACAAATAATCAAATTTTAAGTGCTGTCGAGTCTTTTGCAGAATCAAAAGATTTGGATCTAGCAACAAACACATATATTGAATTAATTAAACAAGAACTTGCACCATATTTTCCTGAAGAAATTATATCGGACAAAGCAACACTTTTAAAATTCATTAATCAATACTATCGAGCAAAAGGTACTCCTCAATCCGTTAAGTTTTTGTTTCGAATTTTTTATAATGAAGATATTGAAATTTATTACCCTAAAGAAGAAATACTAATTGCTTCAGATGGTAAATGGGTTTTACCATTATCTTTGCGTGTTGATACTAACGATAATAATATTTTCAATTTGGTTGGTGTAAAAGTTACTGGAGATTTATCAAAGTCCACAGCAATTGTTGAAAGTGTTACAAGATCAGTTGATCGACAATTAGGTATTCAATATGTTGAAATGTTTGTTTCGAATGTTAAAAAATTATTTCAAACAGGCGAAACAATTTCGGCTACATATATTGCCAATGGAACACCAATATCAGTAAGTGGACGTTTGATTGGATCATTGTCTGAAATTAAAATTAATCCTGAATTCAGGGGTTTATTTTATAATGCATATGATCCAACAATAGGTTATGATGGTGATCCGGTTTCAATTGTTGGAGGATTAAACCCAACTCCACCAGTCAATCAAACACCTGTTGGTGCTATTGCTACTGTAGGATCAGTCACAAAAGGATCAATCATTCAAGTGGCTGTTAATGATGGAGGGTTTGGATTCCGATCACCAGATATTGTAAATAGTTCATTAATTGATTTTGTTGGTGGTTTTAAAGATTCAGTTTTAGGTCAGGAATCTAAAGCAACTATTTCTCTTGTAGACACAGCTACACATAGATTGGTTAACGTGAGTAATGTTGCAATCGAAACTATCTATAGTTTAACATTAGATGGTGCAGCTAATACTGCAAATATTGAAAATTGCCAAATTAGTTTTATTACCACAACTCAAACACTAAATGTATTTCCGATTTCATATGTAACAACAGACGGATCTGGTGGTGGTTATAAATCTTTACCTGTATCTAATTTTTACAGTTATTATTTGGAAAACATAGATGATTCACTAATTATTTCATCTACATCCTTATTAAAAGGAACAAAAACTATAAGTGACAGTTCGCAAAATTTAACCGTTTCTTTTGAAGCTGGTGATACAGTTCGTTTAAATTCTCCTAATAAATTTGAAGAAATTAGAAGTATACAATCAGTAACAACAAATACAATCACATTAGAAGGTGATAATTTTGAAAATGATGTTGGTGCTGTAGATGTATATAAATTGTTTAGAAGGCCAATTAATGAGGTTGGTTCTTTAGGTAGAATTCGAATCACTAATGGTGGATCAAATTACAATGTTGGTGAATACTTGGTGTTCACAGGATCTTCTGGCTATGGTGCAAATGCCTCAATTACACAACTTCATGCTGCAAATAATGGCATCAAAACAGTCACATTTAATGACAATGGATCACTAATCAAAGGCGGTGAAGGTTATACACAAACAAATTTACCAACGATTACTGTTAATACAGCAAGTGGTTCAAATGCAGTTCTTTCTGTAACTGAAATTTTAGGTGAAGGTGTTGATGTTAGTTTATTTACAACAAAAATTGGATCTATTTCATCTCTCAGAATTTCTAGTTTTGGTTATGACTATGTTGCTGCTCCAACAATATCTTTAAGAAATGCAGATTTGACCGTATCAAATGTTACTTCAGGACAATTATTTGTTTCCAATACTATAATTTATCAAGGCAACTCAAGTAGTAATGCCACATTTACAGCTTTTGTTGAGAAATTTACTCCCTCAAATGGACTTTTGCGTATCTTTAATTATAAAGGCACTCTTAATAATCAAATACAGATTTCATCGGCCGATAATGCGGTAAAAGCAAATGTTGTTTCTGTATTATATTATGGAGATGGTAAAGCAAAAGCAACTGCCAGATTTGAAAATGGTTTGATTCGTTATCCTGGAATTTATTTGAATACGGATGGCCAACCTAGTTCCGACAAAAAAATACAAGATGGTACAAAATACCACAATTTCTCATATCAAATTCAAACGGAAAACGATTACAACAAATTTAAGAAATCATTAAATGAAATTGTACATCCATTAGGAACCAAAACATTTGTTAACCGAATAAATTCTCATACTGAGGATGTAGCAAATACATCACTAACCACAATCAACATTATTAAAACCGAACTTGCAAATACCTTCAACATTCAAAGTGGTTCGAACAATATGGTTGCTACAGGAGCGTCACCTAATCTTGCAAATACCGTAAATGTTGGTGATATGGTTATTCTTACAACCTTATCCAAACGAGTTAATGGTACAGTAAATGTGGCGTCTACATCAAATGTGGTTACAGGTAACTTAACAACCTTCATTAATGATGTACAAGATGGTGATACCATTTTTATTTCAAGTGGAAATACCGAAACTGTAACCTATGTTACAAACACCACCAGTTTGATGACACAAAATACTATCAATGTTACTGCAAATAACCAAACAATCAATGTGGTATTTGACGATATAAGAACCGTTACATTTGTTAATGCCAACACCATTTTGGTTTCTGGATCATTTACAACTACCGCAAACTTAGTCACCACAATCCTTCAAAAAGTTGAATAAATAGAACTATGGCTTCCTTACTGACTTTCCAATTTTCCACACTATTGGCACAAAGCATCTATGATTTACTAGATGTAAGTGCAAATTCATACCTTCCAGCAAATAGAAAATCTTACATGTTTGTGTCTTTGGGAAAAGAAACTGTCTGGAATACTGGAGTTGAAGTTGCTCCAACACCAGGTCAAGCAATTAGAGATTTGAATACCTATTATGACCGTGGAATGGTTGCAAAAAGAATATCACAAGAAAATGCATCGTTTGTTGTGCCTAGGGTAAACTGGACAACAGGTACAGTTTATAGATTTGCTGGTTGTACTGTATGTCCAGCTGGCACAAATTTTTATGTTTTAAACTCTAAAGATCAAGTTTTTAAATGCCTATGGAATAACAATGCAGCTGCATCGACTAGTGAACCGCAATTATCGTTATCTTCCACATCTTTAGAAGAGCCTTTCTTTTTAACTGCTGACGGTTATAAATGGAAATACATGTACACTTTAACTGCTCAACAAAAACAAAAGTTTTTAACGAATGAATATTTACCTGTTTTATACAATCGATTTGTTAGGGCGGCCGCTGTAAATAGAAGTATAGATATAGTAAGGGTTACAAATACTGGAAATAATTATACTGATGGTTCATCGCAAGACATAATCACAATTACAGGTGATGGTACTGGAGCAATTTTAAAAGCCAATGTGGCCAATGGTAAAATTGCAGGTGTTACAATTCAGAATAGAGGTTTGGATTATACCAAAGCAAATTTAACTTTTAGAGATGTTGCTGGTGGTATTGGAACATCAGCTGCGGCTGAAGTTATACTTTCACCACAAAACGGACACGGTTATGATCCAGTAGAAGAACTTTATGCTAACACCATTATATTTAATGTTGACTTTGATGGTAGTGAATCTGGTGTTTTTCCTACAGAGAACGAATATCGTGAAGTTGTAATTTTAAAAAATCCATATGAATATGGAACAACAACTTTAGCATCAGATGAGTTGTATACTTTATATACAAAAATTAAAACTTCAGCTGGTGTGGGCAATTACAATAACGATGAAATAATTTTTCAAGGTGTTGATTATGCATCATCAACATTTAGTGCAGAAGTAATTTCATTTGATGAAGCCAATAATTTACTTTATGTTAATAATGTAAATGGTACATTGGCCACAAATGAACCTATTAAAGGACAAACAAGTGGCTCTATTCGAGTAGCCATAAATAAAACTGATCCATCGCTAGAATTATATTCAGGCAAAGTTTTATATGTTTCGAATAAAACACCCATTACAAGAGATGCAGACCAAATAGATAGAATACGATTCATTTTAAGTTTCTAGAGGAATAAATGACTACTTTTTTTAATTACGATCCATACTATGATGATTTTGACGAAGATAAGAATTACATGCGAGTTCTTTTCAAGCCTGGCTATTCCGTTCAGGCTCGTGAATTAACTCAACTACAAACAATCTTATCAAATCAAATTGAAAAATTTGGTAACCACATTTTTAAAAGTGGTAGTCCAATTGTTGGTGGTAAAATTTCTTTAGATGATCGTTGTTTTTATTTAATACTAAACACACAATATAATAATGAAGATATTGATGTTACTCAGTTTGCTGATAAAACCATTATAAGTTACAATTCGGGTAAAAATGTTAGAGCTAAAGTAATTGCAATTGATGATAGTACAGCAAATCCAATTTTAATTTTAAAATATTTAAGTTCAGATACATTCTCTGAAAATGATGAGATCAAAATTTTTGGTCAAAATATATTTGCTCAAGCAAAAGATACTTTAGCCGTAGGACGATCTTACGTTGCCAGTATTCAAGAAGGTGTTTATTACTTTAAAGGTAATTTTGTAAAAGTTGTTCCACAATTTTTGGTATTGGAATTGTTCTATCGTATAGGTTTTAATACAACAACAATAAACACTCAACCTTCATACAAAATTGGTATTGAATTTGAAGAAAATATTGTAGATGAAGTTGATGATACTTCTTTACTAGATCCTGCTCAAGGCGCTTTTAATTATCAAGCTCCTGGAGCTTCACGATTCGAAATTGCAACTAGGCTGTCAAAAAGAACATTAGATTCTACCGATGAATCTTCTTTCTTTGAAGTTATTCGAATTGTTAATGGTGTTAAAACCAAAGAAATCAATTATCCAGTTTATAGTGAAATTGAAAAAACACTTGCACGTAGAACATATGAGGAATCAGGTAATTATACTGTTGATCCTTTTGTGTTGTCGCTCGAAGAAGAAGCTTACGATGCAAACAATAATTTAATTGCTGATTCATTTACAGCAGTATTGGATCCAGGTAAAGCCTATGTTGGTGGTTATGAAGTTCAAACAATTGCACCTACTCGTTTAACTATACCTAGAGCAAGAATAACTGCGAATGTGGCTGATTATGATCTACCAACAAATTATTCTAGTTATATTGTTGTAGCTAATACTTATGGCACATTAGATATATCAGCTTTTCCAAAACTTGATATACATTGTACAAGTTTCAATACAATTAATCCTGCCTCATCTAACGAATACAATTCGACAAAGATTGGTACGCTTCGTGCCGATATGATGAAATATAACACATCTTTCGTTTCTGATGTAGGCACCTCACATTCTTTCTATGTGAATGTTTTTGATGTAACCTCAACACCAATTGTTGGTACTATACCAAGTTCTGGATCTACAAATACTGTTATTGAACTGGAATCTTCTTTCTCAACGACAGCACAAGCAAATTGTTATGCTAACATGTACTTTAGGGTTACTGATGGTGCAGGATTATTCTTGGCACCAATTTTAATTAGAGAATCTAATAGTGTAGCTCAAACAATTACACTTTCTCAAGCGTTGCCATTTATACCTGCTTCAAATACTTATTCTATTGAATCAGATTTCAAAGTGGCGGAATCAATTTCTGTAAAATCCGGATCATCTTTATCTTTTGCAGCCAATGTTCATAGTAGTTCAAAAGATGTTACAACTGGTGATGCATACATTACCGAACCTTCTAAAACAAGTTTAATATTCGATACTCCATTTGAATCTATCAAAGCAGGCTCTATTAGTAATTTAGATTTCTATGCACGAAAAGTATACTCCGATAAACTTGCTGATGGTGGTGGTTTATTAACAATTTCAACAACTGGTACAGATACCTTTGCATTTGCAGGTTCACCAGGCGTTCTTAATGATTCGCAAATTTTAAATAATATTATTTGTTTTATTCGTTACAATTCAACATCAAATTCAGCTTCTGGTATTGCACCAAATACTGTTGTGAGTTTAGCTAATAATTTATTTACTGTTACTGCTTTAAGTAACACTTCTATTTCTGTTGACTTTAATACTGCTGGTGTTCGTGCAGATTTTATTATCACAACAAAAGTAAACAATGCAGAAAATGGAACATCTGGTGCAATTCGTGGTAAACAAATGATACCACTTACCACAGGTGCAAATTTACACGCAAAAGTTCCTTACAATTTAGATACTGCTGGTGATTCATTATCTTCGGGTAATACCGGCACCGTAACCACAATTACTGATGGATATGTTTTTCAAGATGTTGGTGCAACATTCTTTAATGGTGCATCACTAATGCAACAATTAAAAACTCCTGGTGCTGTTGTTAGTTTACAAGTACCTGATGTTTATGAAATTGTTCGAATTACAGATTCCCGTGGCGCAGGCAATGTGACGACTGCAATGTTAACAAATCCAACTTATGATGTAACCAGTAATTATGAGTTTGATAATGGCCAACGCAAAACACATTATGATCATGCAACAATTAAATTAAAACGGGGTTATAGTTCACCAACAGGTTCATCTTTGTTGGTACAATACAAATATTTAAAACATCAAGCGGCTCCATCTCCACAAAATATTGGATTGTTTACTGTTGATTCCTATCTTAAAGCTGGATCAAATTTCACCTATGATGAAATGTCCAAATTTTTAAGTAATGAAGATGGTAAATTAATTTCACTACGTTCTTGTTTAGACTTTAGACCAACACGACAAATTGCATCAGAAACAATATCTGGTGCAGTTAATGCCGATCCTGATTTTACCGCAGAACTTAGTTTCGAATATTATTTAAGTCGCATTGATAAGTTGGTAGTTAAACCATCTAAAGAGTTTTCGGTTGTTTCAGGCAAATCATCTGTTACACCAATTCCACCACCTATCGATCCAAATGATATGATGATTTATACCTTGACTATTCCAGCTTACACGGAAAGTGTCAAGGAAATTAATGCAGAATTTAAAAACAATCGCCGTTTTACAATGAATGATATTGGTGCGTTTGAAAAACGAATTAAAGGTTTAGAGTATTATGTTGCTCTTACAAATCTGGAAAAGAACGCAGCTGATTCTAAAATTTTGGATGCTGATGGCCTTGAAAGATCCAAATATGGTATTCTTGTAGACAATTTTACTACAAGAGATGTGCAAGCGACCTATGGTGATGTTGGTTTTGATAACCGCAACCTTATTGAAGAAGCTCAATTAAAACCAGCTTCATTAATGAGAACATTTAAATTAAAATGGTCACAAGCAAATTCATCAGGTTCTTTTGCTGCTGTAGGTATTAACGATCAAAAATCATTGATGTTAAGTTATGCGAATACTGCTTTTGCATCACAACCTTATGCAACAAAAGCAGTGCCAGTTGCAAACGCTTTATTTGCCAACTTTAAAGGTAACATCAAATTGTTGCCTGAATATACTGGTGATGTTGATACCAACCATACTGCAAAAGTTACAATCAACTCTGCACAAGGTATAGAAAATGCATTTAATTTTGTAAACGAAGCTTTCAAATATATCTCTGATCAAAATCCAACATGGGTAAATGATAAAGATAATCCTTTTGCTAAAGTTGTTGATAGTAAATGGTTTGAAACTGTAACCACAGTAGATAACCGAACAATTGGCCTTGGTGGCAATTCGTTTGGTAATTTACAAACAACAACAGACCGAGTTTATGTACAAAAAGGTGCAGAACTCAACATGAAACAAATTAGTAGTTCAACAACTGAAGTTGATCTTGGAACATATGTAACTGATCTTGCAATTCAACCCTACATCAAACCAAGAGATATTACTTTTGTCGCCACATCATTAAAACCAAATGCAAGATTCTATGCATTTTTTGATGGTGTTTCTGTTGACGAATATATTGTAGTACCAAATAAATTACAAGTAACTTCAGGTGTACATTCAAATACTATTTTTGTATCTGGTGAAATTGCTTTGATTGCAAACAATGGTTCCGACTTAGCATTTAATATTGCTAGTTATCTTGCTGGCGGAACAAATTACAGTATGGTAATTGTTTCAAATAGTGAAAAAGGTTCTTCAAATGTAAGCGTTATCAATGAAACTGGTAAACCACTTTCAGGTAAAGTAATTTACGGATTAGAATCTAAGAGTACCTATGCAATTGCCTCCGTATTAGATCATCGTTCAGGTTTAACACGAGCTGTTGCACCAAATACCATTACATTAGCTTCTGATGCTCCTTCTGTAAATATTGCAGGCAACACTATAACTCTAGTTCATGAAACCGGTAGTAACGAAGGTCATGGTAGGGAATTTACTGTTGTGGCTTACAACACTTCTACAAAAGTTGCAACAACAACTGAAACAACAACTGCTGCTGAACAAACTGCAACAAGTTGGACATATAGTATTGGTTATAATTCTGCAAATAAATTAGGTGATGTTTCTGGTGTATTTTATCCTCCAGTTGCGACATTTAGAAATGGTGAAAGAAACTTCCGTTTAACTGAATCATTTAGTAATACTTACGATGCAGATGCAATTTCTTTTGCTGAAAAAACCTTTGTATCATCAGGCATTAAAGTAAACAAAACAAATTTATTGAATACTGTTTATAATGTGGATGTTGGAGTTAAATTTGTTGGTAATGCTACTTCACCATTGTTACAGTCTACAACTTCTAGAGAGGTTGTTACAAGCACTTGGCGTGTTGACCCATTAGCACAAACTTTCTTTGTGGATCCAGAAGTTTATCCAAATGGTCTTTTTGTTGAGAATGTTCAACTATTCTTTTCTGCAAAAGACGATAGTAATATTCCTGTTACCATACAAATTAGGCCTACAGTCAATGCATTACCTTCTTCGGACTTTTCGTATCCGGAGTCGGTAGTAACAAAGTATCCATTTGAAATTAATGCAACTGCAACACCAAACTTTGCTTCAGATACAAGTTATACCAAATTTACTTTTGGTTCGCCAGTATTCTTAAAACCTGGATTATATGCTTTAGTGGTACTCACAGATAGTCCACAATATTCATTATGGGTTGCTGAAAAAGGTGGTACAACAGTAAACAATCAATATGTTTCCGTAAACCCTTATATTGGTACTTTGTATAAATCTCAAAATGCAATGGAATATGTTCCGTATCTAAATGAAGATTTAATGTTCTCATTAGATCGTTGTTTATTTACCAGTTCGCCAGCGACATTTGTTTTAGAAAATGAAAGACAATCTAGTAAATATTACATTGATAAATTTAGATTGATTCAGAAACATTTAGAAACCGAATCGGATAACCCATTTACAATGGATTATAAATTTATATCTAAGATTGCCGATGGTGCAAACGAAACCAATTATCGTGACCTGTTACCTTTCGTAACTTACTCAATGGGTGATGATGACCTATACATTGCTGGAAGTCGTAGAAAAGAATTGCAAAATCAAGGTGACTTTAAAGTTTCTTTGACTATTGCTTCAACTGACGATGCTGTGTCACCATTAGTTTCATTAGAAAGTATGTTCTTAAATGCATGGGAAAATTTCTTAGATAACTCGGAAATTAATTCTGACGATTTTAATATTATTGCACCAGGCGGTGGTTATTCGAATAGTAATACTGTAACAATAACATCCAATACAGGTACAGGCGCTCTTGTTTATCTTGTGACTAATGGTGCTGCTGGTAATGTTGTTGGTATAAATGTAGCTGCAACAGGTTCCGGTTATTATGACGATTTCACAATCTCAATACCTGGAACAGGTTTTGGTGCAATCACATCTAATGCTACTATTGTACTCAATTCAGAGTTTGATAGTTCTGGTGGTCCTTCATTAGCAAGATATATTACTAAGCCAATTACACTTGCTGACGGATTTGATGCAGGTGATTTACGAGTATTCTTATCTGCAAATAAACCTGGAACAACAGAAGTGCATGTATATTATAAAGTACTTTCTGGTTCAGATGCGACACCATTTAAAGATCGGCCATATTTAAAAATGGAATGTAATAATCCAACAACTGCGGCTTCTTTAACAACCGAAGATTTTAGAGAATATGAATATCGTCCATCTTTAACAAATGATGTTGTGACATATTCTACTGATGCAGGTGTGACTTACGATTCATTTAAAACTTTTGCAATCAAGATTGTAATGACTTCTACTGATCCATCTATTGTACCAAAAGTAAAAGACCTTCGTGTGATTGCTTTACCAAGTGCATAATATGAAATTGCCAGTTAGAGGAACTAATTTTGTAAAAGACACCAAGACTGGGGCTTTACTTACTGTAAACCCCAGCGTTTTGGCTGAAAATGAAGCCAGAAAAAGATTGAAAGCAAAATTAAACTCTAAAGATAATGAAATAAATAAACTAAAAGAACAAGTAGATTTACTTGGCCAAGATATTGGTGATATAAAAAATATGTTAAAACAATTAATTAAGAGAGATTAAAGTTCTAAAATGCCTATTCCTATTATAACAAGAACAAATACGATTGATGAATGGCGAATTCAAACCAATTTATCGGCTATTGATTTAAACAATTTATCATCTAACAATTTTACCAAGTCAAACGGAACTTTAACTCTTTCTGGTAATAGTTCATTATTACTTACTGGTCCTGGTACAGTATTACAAACTTCCAATAATGCTCTTATTGGTAACGACCTTTCAGTTGCAAATAATCTTACAGTCGGTACTGTAGGTTCAAATGTAGGTAATGTTTCGATTGGTAACACATTGACTGTTGCTGGTCGTGGTACTGGTTTAAGTGTTTCAAATAGTGCAATTATTAATAGAGATTTAAACATCGTAGGAAATGTTTTTGTAAATTATGCTACAGTTAATACCAATGCGACAATTGGCAATAATGTGGCCGTTGCTGGTGTTGTAAATTTGAGTGGTACTGGTAAAGTACTTTCAGCTAATAGTGGTGTGGTGTATGTACAAGATGCATATCTCGCAAATGCATATTTAACAAGAGCAAATGTAACAACCATTAATGCTCTAGAAGCATTTATTGAGAATCTGTCAGATGTGGGTTCCATTGGTGTAGATATTTTAAGAGCTACAACTGGTAATGTATTCTATCTATCATCGAATACTTTGTATGCAAATACTGGTACAATAAAAGATTTTGTTGCCAATAATACTGCAAACATTGTAAATCTTACATCTAATGTATCTACAATTAATACTGCAACCATTGGTAATCTTACTGCAACTAACGGTACAATTATTAATGGTAATGTTGTAACTTTAACTTCTAATGTTGCAACACTAAACACATCAACATTAATTAACAGTACTTTAACCAATACTGCAATTGCTAATGCTGTTATAACAACGGCTACAATAACAACAGGTAATATAACCACAAGTAGAATTACTAATGGTACAATTATTACTGGTAATGTTGTAACTCTAACTTCTAATTCTGCAACATTAAATAATTCCACATTACTTTCTACCAATATTGTATCTGCATTAATTGCTACTGCAAATGTAACTAGTAATTTGAATCTTCAAAACGCTACACTTAAAGTTAACACCGGTGTAAACCAAGATGCTATTATTGTTGAAAGTGGTATTACAACTTTGCAAGGTGTGATAATTGAAGGCAATTTAACAGTTTCCGGTTCGTTTACACAAACAGGCAATTTAAACTTTGAGGTTGATCGATTTGTTTTAAATGCAAATACGGGTACAAATAAAGACGGATTAATCGTTAATGATCGAGTAACTGGTAATGATGCCGTCATTAGATGGAATGAAACCAATGATCGTTGGGAAATTTCAACAGGAAACACTTGGACGACCACGTTTAAGATTTTAGATGGTGCAGACATATACACAGGAATTGATTCAACCAGTACAACTTTGGTTGCATCCGCAAGTGCTGTTAAGTTTGCATACGAAGCTGGAGGTGTGATTGCTGGTGGGTATGCAAATGCCGCTTATCGGCATGCTAACTCGGCATTTGTAAGTCAAAATACAACAGGCATTTATGCTAACTCGGCATACAATCATGCCAATGGTGCTTTCATTACCGCAAACACTCCAAGTCATGTTGCCAATTCCGGATCATCATATGCTAACGGAGCTTTTGTAAGAGCCAATACTGCAAATAATTTAGCACAACTTGCTTATGATGCTGCCAACACCGCATTTGTCGCTGGTGGCCAAATTGCTGGTGCTTATGCTAATGCGGCTTTTGTTACCGCTAATGCCGCCTTTGCTGGTACTATCGGCACTCATGCTAACGCAGCTTACTCAACTGCAAACACCGCACTCGTTGATGCCGCTTTAGCAGATCAAAAAGCTGTAATTGCAAATACTAATGCAACCTCGGCTTCATCATATGCTAATGGTGCATTTGCTAGAGCTAATACCGCCAACACAAATGCTATTAGTGCTGGTGTTTATGCTAATGCAGCTTTTGGTGCAGCCAATACAAGACTAAGCACTTCAGGCGGTACAATTAATGGTGATCTAACAATTACGGGAACATTAAATGCCGCAGGCGCAAGCATCTACGCAAATGATTTAAAAGTTGCAGATTCTATTATCACATTAAATGCTGATATTGGCCAAAGTTCATCGCCAGTCGAAAATGCTGGTATTGAAGTTGATCGAGGCACTTCCTCAAATGTCTATGTTCTCTGGAATGAAACGACTGACAAGTGGCAATTTACCAACGATGGTACAACTTATCAAAATATTATTGGTGCTACCGATCTTTCAACACAAGTAGCAAGTTATTTACCACTTGCTGGTGGTACGATGACTGGTACTTTGGTACTTGCTGGTGCTCCATCATCACCTTTACATGCCGCTACAAAAGCTTATGTTGATCAATCATTGTCTGGTGTGGATCTTTCAAACCTTAATGCTTCTAATTTAACATCAGGTACAGTACCATCAGCTCGTTTAAGTGGTACATATGGAATCAATATTTCAGGTACTGCTGCTTCAGCAACAACTGCCGGTAGTGCAACAACGGCTTCATCTGCAACAACTGCTGGTACTGCAACAAACCTTAATGGTGGTAGTATTGCGGCCGCAACAGGTTATCAACAATTGAGTGGAGCATTTCAAACCTATGTAATGGGTCAGTTCCTATCTGGTGGTACAGGAACATCAACACCAGCACTTAGAGTTGTAGGTGACGCCTTTGCACAAGGTAATATGTACGCAACTACCTTTATTGGTAATTTATCTGGCACCGCAAGTTCTGCTCGATACGCTGACTTGGCCGAAAAATATATTGCTGATGATGAATATTCAGAAGGTACTGTATTGGCCGTAGGTGGTAAAAAGGAAGTTACTGCGGCTACCGATTCACATTTCAGACCTTTGGGTGTTGTTTCTAACTATCCAGCTTACTTGATGAATAGTGATCTAAAGAATGGTACTGTGGTTGCTTTGAAAGGACGAGTACCAGTTCGTGTGATTGGTAAAGTTAAAAAAGGCCAACCATTAGGACCAAGTGATATTCCTGGAGTAGCTAAATATACTGAGGATAAGTATTTTGCAATTGCACTCAAATCTAAAACTACTGAGGAAGAAGGATTAATCGAAGCGGTTATCCTATAATGTAATATGATTGGTATTATTGGTTATGGTATGGTGGGGAAAGCCGTTGATTATGGCTTTCCCAATGTATCTAAAATTATTTGTGATCCCGAATATAATGATATATCATTAGAAGAAGTTTGTTCTTCAAACCCGGAGGCAATATTCATTTGCGTTCCAACTCCGACAGATAATACAAATTACAAAATTTTAAAAGATGTATTGAATCAGATTGTCAAATTTAATTACAACGGATTGACAATAGTAAAATCGACAATATTGCCGCACGAATTAGAAGGTTATGATATAATTTATAATCCTGAATTTCTATCAAGAAAAACTTCAAATGAAGATTTTGTTAATCCTCCGATGTTGATTATTGGTGGTGATAAAGCAAAAGAAGTTTTAGATATTTACCAAAAATATTCTATTGTTAAAACTGATAATGTTTTTTTAACTAATGTGCAAACGGCTAGTCTTGCAAAATATACAATGAATTCGTTTTATGCTTTAAAAGTTACCTTTATGAATTCAATATATGACATATCAAAAGAGATGAATGTTGATTATAATGAGTTGACTGCAATGCTTTCGAAACAACCATG